GTATTGTTATAAAGAGCTTGGAAGCCAAAAGCATCATTAGGCGTACCGCTTGTATTATTACGCAATGAAGCATAACCAACGGATGTATTGTTGGCTGCAGTATTTGCATACAATGAACGGAAACCTAAAGCTGTATTGTAATTTCCAGTTGAGTTTGTATATAAAGATTCTGTACCAACGGCTGTATTGCTTGAACCTGTTGTTAATGTATATAAAGCAGAATTTCCAATACCTACGTTAGCTGAACCTGTAGTGTTGCTATATAAGGCTTGATAACCGAAAGCATCGTTAGGTGTACCTGTGGTGTTAGCTTGTAATGCTTGTTGACCTACGGCTGTGTTGTTTGATGCGTTATTAGTATATAAAGATTTATATCCAATTGCAGTATTATTAGCACCAGTAGTATTTGTATATAAAGATTGATAACCAATTGAAATATTAAAAGCATTTGAATTATATGCTGATTGATAACCAATAGCTATACCACCACCCATACCACCTACATTTGAATTGCCAGCACCATTACCAAAAACAGTAGATGCAGTATCTGAAGAATATCCTGTACCAACTTTTAAACCATGAATAGTAGCATCATTGTTAGCAGTTAAAGTACCTGTTACAGTTAAGTTAGTGACTGTTTCAGTAGCACCATTAGCATCTGACAATAATTGGAAGTTAGTGCCATCGTACATCACTTGCACAGCAGCGCCAGAAGCAATATCACCTGACACCAAAGCAGAGCCATCAGTTTTAACTAAAGATTTAGCACCAATAGAGTTAAGGTTAAGTGTACAAGCACCTGTATTCGCACCAGCAGCGATAAAACGGAATACTTGACCTGCTACATATCCTGTCATACCAACAGGCGCTGTGGCGGTGATTGTGTTCGTTCCAGACACACTTGTGAGATAGTTTAGAGTACCATCTTCTACTTGAGCTGCTGAAGCATACATAGTACGCACAGTTGCATTACCTACGCCTGTATGAGCATAAGTACCCATAGGAAGGTTAGCAACAGGGGTTGTTTGACCATCATAAGCGATAGATTGCGTTAAAGCGGTGGCAATATCTGATAATGTGCCGTTAGCCCATGTTGATGATATGGTGGTGCCTGTGGTAACTGGATTACCAGCAGGTAATGAGTAGGTTCCTGAACCGTTTCGTGACATTTATTACTCTCCTTTATTTTGAGCTGGAATAGACAACATTCCACCTTGAATCAATTTTTTAATCATTTCAGCCTTTGCAGAAGGTTGTTTATTTACTAATTCCATCAATCGTGCAGCTTCTTGAGGGTCTAATAATGCTTTAGCAAGTTTTTGCTGTAATGCAATATTTTCTGCTTTTACTAAATTGCTAGGAGCTAATAAATTCACTCCAAAAGGAGCTTTGCTAATTAAAGCATCAATTGTTTTAATAGTTGCATTAGTCAATTTAGGTGTTGCTGATTGATTGATTAAGCTATTCATGGCTAAATTTTGGAAAGTATTAGAGCCAGCACCTAATCCTAATTCTTGAGCATTAGATTTTCTAGCTAAATCTTTTGCTACATTTTGCAATGTATCCATTTGTTTTGGTGTCATTAGCTTTTCAATTGGCTGCTTAAATCCAGTAGCTTCTTTAACTGTTTGCAATGAATCTTTTAATGCTTTTGCATATTTAGCAGCAGTTTCTTTACCTAAAGCGCCATATTCGCTTAATGCAGGCTCAATTTTATCTAAAAGATTTTGACCAACCTTCATTTGATTGATTGGCTTACTCATTTCAGCAAATTTATTATTTGCTTCTAAAAATCCAGCGCTACGATTATCAAGCCATTTCATGTAATCTGATTTTAAATTAAGCAATTCAGCTTGCAACGGACTTCCAGGTTGAGCATTTTTGATTTGCTCATCAATGCCTTTTTTAAGATTTAATAAATCTTCGCCTTTAATTCTTCTACCAACAACAGTTTCAGCGGCTTTAGGCGCTTCTACGCCACCAACTTTGCCAATCAATTCTGCAAATTCTTGTGGGGTTTGATTATATTGTTTTAATTGACTAGCAGCAAAAGCATCATAATTCATAGGATATGCTTTTTTGCCACGAATTTCGTTATCAATTAAATTAGTCAATGTTTCAATTCCACCATCAACTTCGCTTAATGCTGACTCTGGTAAATATCCACCTTCTACAGCAATTTGAACTGCATCATCTAATCCACGACCATTTTTAGTAAACAACCCTACTGTGGCACCTGATTTTTTAGGAACTTTCTCACCAGTAACATCCATGATGTGACTCATGTTGATGCCGCCAGTTTTCTTTAAATATCCAGTAATGCCAATAGGTTCTTTTTCTAATTTAACCTTTTCTGGCATTTTAGATACTGTTTTAATTAAAGATGGAACTTCAGCTTGAGCCATTTCTCCATAAACTGGAGCTTCAATTACAGGAATATCAAATTTAGTGCCACGAACTTTAGCAATTTTTTGAGCTTCTTGCAAAGCTCCAGCAGAGTGCATTCTTGACAATAAATCATTTAATTCATCGCCACCAATAACATGAGTTTTAGAAAATTGCTCATACATTGGTTTAGTAACAGCTTCTCTAGCTTTCTCTGAAGCAGCCAAAGCCTCTGAATCTTTTGCAATACTTTGCAAAGCTCCAATTCTTGCTGATTTTTGTTGCAATTCTCTAGCTGTATATTCTTCAGGAAATGCTGATTTAGCAGCACGTTGCAACGCTGAAATTCCACCGCTTTCAGCCACTTCTGCTGCCGTAGGCTTGCTTCCAGAAATAATTTCTTTAGCTAGCTTAAGACGTTGTAAAACTTCAGGAGATTGAGTGCCAGTTACTTCTTGTAATGTTCGACCAATAATTCTTTCTTTACCAGCTTCAGTCAATGGTTCTGCAATAGCTTTAACAGTTTTTGCAGTTGCAGTTGAAGTAGGAACTACACCGCCTGACAATCCACCAGTAACGATATTTTCAAATCTGCTTTCACCTGGCAATGTTGGTTGAGCTGCACCATATAAAGCGCCATAACCAACTCCACCCAAAGCTGTAGTTCCACCAGGAGCAAAAGCTAAAGGAAGTGCAGTAGCAACGTTCCCAGTTATTGCACCAACAGGAGCTTCACTAGCAATAATTCTATTTTCACGGATTTTTGATGTATCATAGCCTTGTTGTGGAATACCACGAGTTTCAACATCTAATGGATTTTTTGCATGAGTTAATTCATAGGCAGTTTGTTTAACACCTTCCCACAAATTAGATGGAGCAGTCATAGCCCCTTCAATATTGCGTTGAATCCAAGGCTCTTGCCTTAATTTAGAGCGCAATTGCTCCTCTTGAGCCTTTTGTGCATATAATTTTTTGTAATCAATTCCGCCAGACTCTTCTGATTTAGCTTCTTTATATGCTTGAGCTACAGTATTAAATTCAGGAGTGCCTTTTTTAGATTGATTAGCTACTATCCAACTTGCGTAATCTTCAGCATTTGCCATATTATAATCCTAAAATTGCATCAGCTTGTTGTCTTACAGCACTTGGCGCTGCGGCTTTTGTTTGATTTTGTAAAAAGTCAGGTTCAACTACATTTAATCCAGCAGCTTTGGCTTTTTGATATAGTGTGCGAGTAGCATTTTGCAAGTTTCTTACAAAAGCAGCTTCATTTACACTAGGGTCAAGCGCACCAACAGAATCTACAAGTTTCTTACCTTCTGCATCAGATAATGCACCCATGCCTTTAAGAGCTTGCACCATTGGAACAAAAGTTTGAGCTTTAAATGTTTGCAAATTCACAGAAAAGTCTTTAGCGTCTGTATTTGGAATTATTCCCATCCAACTGCTTGCGCCAGTTCCAGCTTTTCTTCCAGGATGACTAAACAATAATTGAGCTTGGTCTAATACTTGTTGAGCAGAAATTTCATTTTGAGCTTTTTGTTGAACTTTAACAACATCTTTAGCTTCTTGAGCTGCACTATAAGGCTGCATTCCTTGAGCTTGTTGACGAGTAACCAATTTTGGCTTACCAGTAACTGTGTCAAGTACAGAAACAAGAGGTGCGTTAGCTGCTTGGAAGTTTTGACTAGATTTTTGCAATGCCATCTGATTAGCAAAGTTTTTCTCTTGCTGGGTAAGCTCAAAACCTTGACGCTCTTTATCACGAATACGAGTAAACTCTTGTTCATTAGCAGTTTGTTTTTCACGCCATGCACGTTCACCTGCTGTTTCTTCTTGTTTACCAGCAAACTCAATACCACCCAACATAGCACGTTGTGTCAATTCAGGATTTTGTGTAGCAGCGCTATATCTCATTAAAGCATTGTAGCGGTCTGCGGCAGATACAGGAACTGTACGAGCAGGTGCATTTACCATGCCCATATTAGGAGCCATTTCGCCTGTTGAACCTGTAATGGTTGGAGCTTGTTGTTCAGGTTGTATTGTGCGGTCAGCGATGTCTTTATTGTATTGCTCAAGAGCATCAGCAAGACGTTTTTGTTTGCCTGTTTCGTATTCACCATATTGTTGCATGGCTTTTTCTTCTTCTTTGCCACCAACATATTGGTTTGCGATATTAGCAAGATATTGAGTCCATGAAGGTGCTACATAATGACCAGATACCATTTGACCTTGAGGCGCTTCTTGATTGCGTAAAGCATCAGCTTGAGCAAGTCTGCGCTTTAATAATAATTGTGCAGTAGTATCATTTTGTACGCCAACATTTTGATTAGGAATGTTTTGACCAAATTGAGGTATGTAATCCATAAAGGCCATATTAAGCTCCTAGCATAGAGTAATTAACGGCACGGAAGCCATTAGGCATTGTAACAACAGCATCAGGAATGACTTTTTCAACCTCTTGAGCCATAACACCGACTTGAGTACCATGACCAGCAATATCTTTGTATTCTGGTTTGTATTCAAATGAGTAAATCTTAATGCCGTTATTCAATGCACCAATTTCTTTAACATTGTCTTTCAAGTTTTCATCAGAATATCGAAGTGCAGCTCCACCCAAGCTCATTAAACCACCCATAAAGCCACCAGCACCTGCATTAGCTGCGTTAGTAGCTGCTACTTGAGCGTTATATTGTTGGTTAGCTGCGCCTAGCAAATCTGCACCTGCTGTGCCAGCTTGTTGAACTGGTGATACAAAGTTAGGATTCTGAACTTGTGTGCCTGTACGCAATGCGTTAATAACGTTGATAGGTTGCATTTGGTTGTAGGCTTGTTGATTGAATGCTTGTTGTTGTGCGCCAAGACCTGTTTGCATACCTTGAATTTGTGCAGAAGTGAGCAAGTCATTTTGTTGTTGTTGGAACTCACGATTAGCATTAGCATAAGCCTCTGAACCTGGAGCAATACCTTGATTAGCCATTTTGGTATCGAAAGCAGCTTGAGATGCAGTCATAGTCGGTTGCAATCTACGCATAATCGCATCAGAATAAGTTTCGCCAGCATTGATAGGCATTTGTGGCAAACCAGTCATATCTACACCAGGCTTGCTCAATACCCCTTGAGCATAATTTAAACCTGTTTGTGCAGTACCTAATAATCCAATATCAAGTGCATTTGATTGATTAAGTTTTTGCTGTTCCGCTGGTGAAAGAGTTTGGGTAACTTGATATAGCTGATTGCCAAATTTGTCTGTTTCAGTTGGTGCATAAACCAAATTGCCATACGGTGTGTATTGATTGACACGATTAGCAGCAGCCGTAGCACGAGCCGCTTCCAAATTGCCAGCAGCAGTCGCTTGAGCTGCACCTGTATAATCAGGAGCTGGAGGTGCTGAAGATTTACCCATTTCTTATCCTTTATTCCAATTTAACATACGGCAGTTATGAGGCCACAAAGTCATGACTAACATATCCCCATTACGACCTGCATCTTTTAATACGGCTTCTATTTCAAAGCCAATCTTTTTGTTTAGCTTAATTGCTTTGTAGTTATCTGCCTCAACGGTAGCGGTGAAGCGTTTAACCTTGCATTGATTAAAAATATAATTTGCTACTTGAAACCAATAATCTCTTGGCGGTGGTGAATCTATGCGTTGATGCCCAAACATATTATTACCGTTGTAATTCTCAAAGGCTGTACCTGCGACTATTACGCCATCTACTTCCCAGCCTAAAGCAGTCATGCCTTCGGTAAAAGCACCGACTTTTGACATGACCCAACGAGCTACATGTTCACCTTGAACCAACATTAGAGGATTGCTCCACCTTCCATTACGATGTCTGTAGATACCCAACGTACTTGTAAATTATTAGAAGCTACCTTAACAATAGGTGCTGCGTAATAACCTACACCATGAATACCTTGCCAGTTTTGAATCACTTGCAAGCCACCACCCCAATTTGCACTATCCCACACACCTGTATCCCATTTACCAATATTGACAGGCGTTGTTGTAAGTGGAGCAGACAAATCGTTAATATTAAAATCAATATCAATACCTGCATAAATACCAGGGTTACCATCAGCTCTTAAAATAGGGCGTGACATAGTGAATCGTTTTAATGTGCCAGCACCGTTAAAGCTATTAAATGCTTGTAAGCCATATGCGTTAATATTATTTCCGTTGTCACCATTGGTGTACCAAGCACGACCAACATAACCATTACCACCAAAATAAGGATTATCTTCAAACAATTCTAAACAGTTAGCATTCCAGCCTGTGTAATTACACCATGCACCGTTAATCGTATTCATTACGAATTGTTGCTGATTTTGTCCCTCTTGAACAGGTACATTTAACCATAGTTGATTGATGGTAGGAACGTATAATAATTGCCATCCAAAGTTAGCACCGTAATCAGTCACAGCTTCAGAGATAGCAAATTGAATTTTATCAGTAATCGCTACTTTAGGGTTGACACGAGATGACTGCAAAGCAGCAGACATAGGAATCACACCATCCTGACAAACGACTAGCATATCACCAGCATATTTGTACAATGAACGATTACCAACAGGTGCGCCAATATCCCATACACCAACCATAGACCATGTTGTTGGAGAAGCAGGGTCATCACCTTGATAAACAATCACCTGACCTCGTGATGTCATAATCACATAATGGTCGCCAACACCTTGTCCTGCATCAATAGTCCAAGTGCCGTGAGATACAACATAGCCACCTTTTGTAGCCCATGCTGATACATCTACAACATTCGCTGCACCAGAGATAGATTGAACTGGCAAATACCATACTTTTAACGTGCCATCTTCAATAAAAAACTGTCTTTGGGCATAGAGTATAGGGTCACGCAATTTCGTGGCTGTAACGCCTGTTATTGAAGGCGTTGACCATACAGAACCGTTATAGTTACGAGGTGCATCTACACCATTCGCCATAGATAAGTAATTGCCACCAGAAGTCGCTAGATTGAGATAACCCCATTTAGAGTTAGACAATCCTGTTAGAACTGCTGAACCTACTGCGCCTTGTGAAGTAACGTCATAAACACTACCACCTGCAATCGCAAATAATGTGTTTGTTGTGCCACCTGCATAAGCCATTAAGGTTTGAACTTGACCACTAATCCCTGTAGCCCATTTTGCATAGCCATTACGCAATTGCATTTCTGTGGTTGCTGGATACCAGTTAGTTAAAGTAACGGCATCCAAAGGACCCATTGCTGTTAAACCATCTCGTGCGTTCCAACCACCTGTAGGAGCTGGCAAGCTAATTGGCTGTGATACTGCTCTTTTAGCGATAGCCATAATTAAGCTCCATAATTTGCGTCTGGAATATTCTCCCAACCAATCAATACGTTGGCTGTTCTTGGTGCAAGTGACAATGTTGGTGAGCCTTGGTCATTAGATTTAGCAATGTTAAGTTGCATATCGTAATCACGTTGATAAGATGAAGTATCAAAGCCCTTAACTTCAAAGTATTTCTTTTTCAATCCCAAAACCATCAAACGGTCAGGGAAGATTGAAGTGTCACTATCATTTGTAAACTGTGGCAATGAAGCGCCAGCAGTAGTCCTCGCCCAATCTGTTGAAACGTATTCAAAACTTAAATATTCGTTAGTAGATGTCAAAGGCCAGATTTGGAACTCTGAACCCATGATACGCCAGCGAATACGAGGACCAGTTGAAATATAAGATGACTTCAACCATTGCCATTGTTGTGGTGTTTCTGGGCCAAGCATTTCCCAGCGTTTAGACTTATCGTATTGTGTTCTGTCTGTGATACGGTCAAACCCTGCTGGTAGAGGATATTTAACTTGACCGAATGTATATTGACCATTGCCATCGCTAGTTGCAGCGCTGTTAATAGTAACTGTTGTACCTAATGCAGATACGACTGCTGTACTTTGAATAACGCCTAAACCTTGTACTTGGAAATTTGTGGCGCCTTGAGCATTGATAAATGCGACTGTTGCAGGGTCAACGCCTACGATGTCGTAAGTTCCCTCAATAATAGCGCCATCAGATTGGGTATATTGTGAGTACCAATCGTATTCAATGTTAAGGGCTTCCCAAGGATACTCTCTCGCAAGCTCATTTCCTAAAGCGTTAGCTAAATAGTAAAGTTGTTGCACATCAGCAGCAGTATTCCCTGCTACGGAGTTAGGCAAAGCAAGACCCATTTCTACGGATGCTTGTTGTACCAGTTGCAAGAGAGTTAGTGCCATATTATTCCTCTGTAGTTTCTTCCTCTACCTTTGCTTTCGCTTTGGTTTTGGGTTTATTTGCTTGAGCAGCTAACTCGGCAATTTGCGCTTCCATACGAGCAATGATTTCATCTCGTTTAGATAACTCGTCAGCTTGTTGTTGAACTAAAGCTGTGTCTTTTGCGCTTGACAAGAAAGCCTTTGCTTTATCACGCAGAGCAAATGGTGACATACCTGCTGCCATACCGATTGTGTTTAATTGTGCGTCAGAAGCACCAGCAATCTGCTCTACTGTGTAGAATTTAAAATGTTTGAGTTCAGCAGCTACGGCTGCATTTAGTACAGGCCAATCATTGAGTAATGTACCCTCGATTTCACCATCTACCTTTTCGTTTTGGTATCTTGCCCATTCGATAGGGAAGCGTTTTTTATCTTCATCTTGAGCAAAAGTATCAATGCTCAAAGTTTGGTTGCCAGGAACTTCAATCAAAATGAAGTCACGCATTTCCATAATTGGGCGGCCTTCTAATGCTGTCTTGAAGTTGTTTTGTACTGCTCGTTGGTAAAACTTGATATTCAGACGTGAGTCTGGGCTGTTTGTGTCAGTTTGATACATTGATATTCTCCAAAGTGGTTTGGGTTTGTACTAGACTCTCACCATGAAAACCTAGTAGAAACCCCTCCCCGAAGGGAGGAGAATCAATCAGTTATTAAACTGAAGCCTTACCGAACCAGCCATATTGACCTGTCAACAAAGCTACAGCAGGAGCGATATAAGCGCCACCTGTTGAAGTTGCAACAAATGTAGTTGTGCTGATTGAGCATGATGTTTCACCAGCAGTAAAGTCATTACCTGCTTTAGCGAAAACATAACGCAAACCGTCAGAGCCAAATACTTCGTTACCTAATGGACCCATGTTAGGAATGAGTGTAGAACCATCAGATGCGATTTGTGTTTGAGCTGCTGAAGTAAGGTCAACGCCTGAAATTGGGGTTACTGAATATGCCATGTCTAATTCTCCTTAATTAAGCTGTTAATACGCCAGAGAATTGTGGGCCAGAGCTAGTTAAGTTACCAGCCCAACCAATCAATTTCACTACTGCGTCTTGGTTTACAGATTGACGTTCGCCACCGATTGGTGTGAAGTTACGGTCTGCATGTGGACGGAAGTAGATGTAGTTTGTATTCAAGAACCACATATGGTTTGCAGTTGCTTGGTTACCAATACCACCACCAAGTACCACGTCAGCAGATGTACCGCCACCGTAGAATTTCAATGAAGCGAAACCAGCAGCGCCTTCTTCAGCAGAAGTTACACGTTGGATAGCTTGCAATGAGTTTACATATAGGCTGTAGTAGTTGTTGTCAGCTACAATCAAGTCAGCCTTGTCATTACCACGAACTAGCTTGATAGCTAATTGTGTCATGTAAGATTGAATGTTAGCAGCAGAAACAGCAGCGCCTCCGTCTGTTACGCCAGAGAACGCTTGGTTACGCCAGAAAGACCATGTAGCACGGTTGATACCGCCATACACGCCTGTTGCTGGGCTATCAGCTACAGCAGCAGCCAAACCAGTCAAGTTTTTACCACCGTTACCTGTACCGTTACCGTAGATGTCTGTTTGGATACGGTTCATCAATTGGCCTTCAGCAACCTGTACACGACCTTCTAACAAGTCGATGATTGCTTCTTTAGAACTGTTTTGCAACATTTCTAGGCCAGAGATTGTTACAGCACTAGCGTATTGAGCGATAGAGAATTGAGCTGCAGAAATTGGGCTGTTAGGCGCAATGTTCAGAGTTTCATAACCGCTGTATGAGTTAGTGTTGTTTGTGTTGCTGTCGTTGTACATGATTTCTTCAAGAATCACGTTACCACCGCTGAATGGGCGAACATTGCCACGTTTGCGTAGGCGGTCAAGAACTGCGTTGTTTAGTGTTACGTTGTCAGCCAATTTGCCACTACGAGATTGAATGGTAGTTGCAATAATGTCTGATACGGTTGAATTGGCAAATGCCATAATATCACTCCTTAATTATCAGATTAAACTGCTAGAGTGCTGCTCCATTGCAGCCATGATTGCTTCTCTAGCCGAACTTGCGGACTTACTACCACCAGTCGCTGACCCTGTAGGGGTGGTTGACTTTGGAGAAAGTACCTTTGCCTTGGCTTGTGCTACCTTTTCTCGTTGAACCGCTTCAGATTTCTGTGCCTGTTCAGCACTTACTTTTTGAAATACGTCATCGTTTAATCGGATAGCCTTTTCATAGGCTGATTGAAGGTCATCTGCCATACCTGACTGGAGTAATCCAGCCATGACTTCACGAACTTCCTCGAAATAAGGTTTGTCAGCTTTAAAACTGTCAATCTCACTTCTTAATTGAGTCTGCTCCATTGCTTCTTGTTGTGCTTGGAACTGACCCCATTGATTCTTAATTGCATTTAACTCTTGCGCCAAAGATGAGAACTGTGGGTCATAACTAGTTTGACCAGTTACAGCACCTAAATTCACACCATAGTCGTTAGCGAGTTGTTGGAAAATCTGCATCTTTTGTTCTGGCGTACCAGTAACAAGTTGTGCATGTGCATTTCCTAATTGTGTAATCCATTGTTGTGGAGCTACACCATATTGCCTTAATAAAGGCTGGAACTGATTAAGCGATTCCAAAATTGGAGCTGCTTGTTCCCATTGATTTTTGTAAGTTGATACGCCTTTAGCATAATCAGCCTCACGTTGCTGGATATAATCTTGTAATTGGGGGTCTAATTTACCCCAATGTTCTTCATAATCCTTCTTCCAAGAGCTTGGTCTTGGTTTTACAGCAGGTTTTTCTTCCTCTTGAGCCTCGATAGCCTCTATTTCTTGCACATCAGCTTCAGGTTGCGTTTTTGTGAATTTACCTGACTCATCCCTTGCTCGTGATGATTTAGGCGTTTCTGACGCTTCCTGTGAGGTCGTTTCTTGAGTGTTTGGAGTTTCTGCTGCTTCTAATGCGTTTGCAATGCTATCACGCAAAGATTCAGGTTGCTCCAGAGTAGTCTGGCTTTCCATTATCTTTTCCTTGAGTTAAATTATAGTGTTACCCAATTACCGTTACCGAGTGAAACGTATTGTTTTGTTACTAATGTTGCTTGAGTTACTGCTGCATCTGCTGTACCGCCATCGATAGACTTGCCTGATGCTGGCCATACTTTGATTGTGTTAGCTGAACCATTAACGATAGTTACTGTATCGCCAGGTGCTGCTGTTGCAGATAGTGTTGGGCCGTAGTTAGATGTAGATGATGTGTATTGAACAATATCATTTACAACTGTTTGACCACCTTGTGCAGAGCCACTAGCTGTTTGTGCTAGAGATACACGACCTACGATAGACTGTGCTGCACCGCCAGCGATGCCAGAGCCTGTTAAGTTTGCTACTTTTGCCATTTGTTACTCCTTGTTAAATTATTTCCATCTAGCCCTGTTGGCAGGGTTGTGCATTACTTCATAAATTAAACGCTCTTTCAAGCTGTTATCCTTGGGTCTTTCAGGATTCTTGATAGGCATGTCACCTGCCTCAATACAGTTATTACTTTTTAAATGTTCTCGGTGCATCTTGCGACCTTCAATCATTCGACCATCAATCATTGACTGATAAGGTTTGATGTCATCACGAATGTAAGGGCCAGCGTTTTCTGCTGGAGCATAGTATTCATCAGCAGGAACTAACTTAAAAGTAACTGGGTCTTGTATCCAGCGTTTAACTGAACTTTTTTCTTTTTTACCGAAAATCTTTTCGTGATTATCTTCGTATTCTTTTGTTATCTCACGGGTCTGAATTGAATGACCTGTTATATCGTTAATAGCCGCCATATTGTGAATTCCAATTCTGAATGCCTTGCGGATTGCCACCGCCCATCATATTTGTTTGTTGCGTAATACCTGCTTGATACGGTTGAGGTTGCATAGGATTAGGTTGAACCTGTTGCTGCATGGTAGGTTGTCTTAACATATTCGCTAATGCTTGAGGCTTGCCTTGTTGTTCATAGCTAGGATTGGTAAACATATTGTTTTGCGTGTATTGACCAAAACTACCCATAGGGCGTGAACCTTTAATAGACCAATCAGGCAGCATACCCATGATTAGTAACCACCATAAGTGCGATTCCAGTTAGGCATAATCTGCCCATTTGGACTCATGCCGTAAGCACGTTGCACTTTATTCATGTCTGGACCGATTGGTGTTGTTTGATATGGCGTAAAAGAAGGCATATTATCCATTTGCGGAGCATTATCAGCTTTATTCGTCATGTCTGGTGTTGCAGATGGGTTCATTTCCCCACGATTGCGTAACATATCAATCAATTTAGGTAAATAACCACCAAAATCACCAGTTTGACCTGCTGTTGGCTTGTTAAACATGCCAGCAGTACCAAAGCCACCATTGGAATCCATGCCTTGAACACCTTGTGACCACCAATCAGGTAAGAAACTCATATTATCCTCACATTAACATTAACAAGATTGCTTCATCTTCTTGCTCTTGTTGCAATTCTTGAGCTTTCTGTATGATGCGTTGTACTAATTCAATATCTTTGGCTAATTTGCCGTAATCAATCGAGTGAACTGACAAGCCTTGTGATGGTTTGACGTACTCTTTGACTTCTTCTTTTAATTGTTCAGCGACTGGCTCATCAAATACCGTTGCTAAATACTCTTTAAGCTCTGCACGTTGAGATTTCTTAATATGGTCTTTATGCTTGCGACCAATACCACCCTTTTGACCCCATGTAGGAGCAGGGGTTGGAGCAACAACCTGCAATAATGCGTTAAACGCACGACTAGCTAAAGCACCAAAGCCAAGCATTATGTTGACCAGACGGCTGTTGTTGAGCTAGAGATTACCCATGAAGCTGCACTTGTACCAGAAGTAGAAATGCAAACTACGGATACGCTAGAATTAGGCACAATAGAAGCAACCAAGTTACCACCAGAGCTGTTTAAAGTCAGAGTGCCTGTACTTGTATTAGTCAAAGTGAAAGTCCAACCTTGAGCCAAAGTGCTTACAACAGGCAATACAATCGTTTGGTTAGCTGTGCCAGTAAATAATTGGAATACTGTGCTTGTATTAGTGAGCGTTGTTGAGCCACCAGCAGTTGCAGTAGATGTAAATCCAAATAAGTTAGCAACAGCAGCACCAGCAGACGTAGCATTTGTACCACCATTAGCAATAGGCAATGTGCCTGTCACTTGTGTAGTCAAGCTAACATTAGATAGTGTGCCACCTAAAGTTAAATTGCCTGATGATGTAACTGTACCTGTTAAAGTGATGCCATTTACTGTGCCTGTGCCTGATACAGAAGTGACTGTACCTGTGTATTGGTCGTTAGACGTAATCGTAAAGTTAGGATATGTTCCTGTTACGGTTGTCGTACCAGCGCCAGTTAAAACTACTGTCTGGTCAGGTGCAGAGTTAGTGATTGTGATGCCACCACCAGCAGCAGGAGTTACAGTAATCGCTGTACCTGCTGTTAAGCTAGTATTCTTCCAATAGCCACCAGTTGCGTTATAGGTTAATAACTGACCGCCAGTTGGAGTAGCTACTTGGATATTCGCAATGTCATTAATGGTAGGGCCATTAAATACTTTGACTTGAATAGAACCGTTTGTACCACCAGCAGCTTTGGTAACAACACCAACCTGTACTTTAATGTTAGGCGCAGAAGGTTGTGTCTTTGTATATCCACCTACGACTGTTGGGTCATACCATAACGTATCGCCATCAGCAAAGCCTGGTGAAGTTGATAAGCCATGCACAATACCAAACGCAGTAATACGACCAAAACCATTTTTAGCAATAGGCTCTGTAGCCAAACCAATAATGTGTGTTGGGTCTGTTGTGCCGATAGGCGCAGGTTCAAATGTCACAAAGCCTGTTGTACCGTAAGCACCACTTACTGCAATCACTTGACCATCTGTAATCGCTTCAGAAGCACGACCATAGATGTAAATTTCTTCGCCAATCTGTTGAGTGATGTTGTTTTGTTGCAGATTCAAACTGTCATTAGATGAATCAAACCACAATGTACCAATAGGTTGTGTAGCAGGAACTGTACCGCTAAATTGAACTGAATCAGGGCTAATAATATTGCCTGCATCGTCAATCGTCACAGCAGAGTTTTGGATTAGCTTGCCTGTTGTACCATCGAAACGCACAATCGCATTGTCAGTAGAACTTGATGGCCCTACTACATCACCACCTGTACCTGTAGCACTCAATGTACCACCAGCAAAGGTTACGCCTGTGCCAATCGTTACGTTACTGAAGCCACCAGTACCATTACCATAAAGGATTGATGTGCCTGAAGTCGCTGGTGCTGCGCCTACGTCTGTGTAAGTTAGAACAACAGTACCAGTTTGACCGTTTACGCTTGTTACAGCGTCAGTATTGTCTATCTTTTGCCAAATACTTCCGTTGAAAACTGCCCAATCACCAACAACCCAATCAGTGATGCCATTAAGATTGGTAGAACCAGACACATTAACAACGTAATAATAACCTTTAGTACCAACAGAGGAAGTAAGAGTAGGCGTATTAGTGCTTGCATTCCATGTTCCTTGGTAGTTTAAGTCACCCATCTGTGGGATTTGACTTGTAGGCACCTTACCTGTGTTATCTAGACTTGCAACGCCATTAGGTTGGCCTACTGTTGACTGCTGAACAGCCGTATCAGCCTTTGCACCTTGAGCAGCAGTCGCAAATGAAGCAGAACTGTATCCGCTATCCTTAATTACCTTGCCAGAAGTACCGTCAAAAGCCACAAAATCGCTGTTGGTTGCGCTAGAAGGACCTTGTACGACTAATTCCCCTGGTAAGTCCAAGAAAATGTCTTTAGAGCCACTAGAAAACGCTACCTTGCTATTTGAGTTTGATGACTCAAGTACAGTATCACGAGAAATATAGTTACCTGATAGGTGATAAGTACCAATACCTACTTCCCATTCACCGTTTAAAGAACCATCTGCGTTCTTACCTTGAATGGTATAAGGGATTGAAACACCATCGCCCACATTAACGAAGCCTTGATAGCCTGTTTGTGCGCCATCGAGTACAAAGTCACCTGTACCCGTAGATACAGAGCTTTCTAATACTCTATCCTTTAGGGTATATGACATTAAGCTACTCCAGTAATCTTACCATCTGGGCCACGTTGAACCATTTTCGGCTTCGTTAATTGTTGTACCAAGTTTTGATGCGCCATTTGTTGTTGCATCAAGATGTCTTGATTGTGTTGAGCTTGAGCTTGCGTCATCACCGCCATATTTGCGTTGATTGCTTCCACTAATCCCTGCAATGCAGATGTTGGTTGCTCTACGCCCATGTCATCTAGCTCTGTTAAGCCTTCAGCTTCTTTAGCGCCATTGATGTTCATTGCAGTAGTCTTGATGTCTTTCTTCGCAGCCATTTCAGCAATGATGACTTTAGTGTCATTATCCATTTGGACTTTCCACTTCTCAAACTCTAGCTTCTGCTGTTCTAACTGCATCTTCATTTGTTCGAGTTGCATCTCTGCTTGCATCTTCTGCATTTCTGCTTGAGCTTTAATCTCATCAGGATTAGGTTGAGGTTGTTTAGGTTGAGCTGCGATTTGTTTCATTTTGTCAGCTACATTATCTACTTCACCCTCGATAGTTCTACCCACACGGTAGCCTGTCACGCCAAATTTCAACAAGTCAAGAATTAGAGGTGTAATCTCTGGTGCTACTTGAGCAGCCTGTACAGCCTTCTCGATAAATGCTGATGTAGATGTTAGAAACTCTACACGGTCAGCCTTCTCTTGTTGTTCGTCAGCGTATAACATTGAATCGGTAGCCACTTCCACACGGAAGGTTCTCATTGGATTGTTCTTTAACAATTCCATCGCTTGAGGAATCAATGCTTGGTCATCAGGATTCAACAACTCTGCACCACCAATCTTTAGGATGGTTTCAGGTTGGAAATGCTGACAGATAATCTGCGCTTTAATCTTTAAGATAGCTGAAGCGAACATAGCCACTTCGTCTTGGTATGTCTTTAGACGCAATGTAGCGTATTGACCTTTGATTTGTTGCGCTGTAGCTGTTTCTGAAGCTACTGATGCACCACGAATAATGTCAGAGATACCTGTAATGTCATAGATTTGTTGTTTCACTTGACCCATAGCTGTGTAAGCCATATTCAAGGCACTAGCGATAGGGTTAAGGTCAACAAACTCGACAGCACCACCCAAGCCACCCTTTTCAGCGAAGGCAGAGTAGTTTTTCACAGGAATTAAGGTGTTATTGTCACCCTCTGTAAATAAGCGGTTTAAATCAGGGTTAGCAGCGTCATAGAAGCCACGAACCTTCAAGGCATCTACAAGACCTTTAATACGGTCAGAAAGCGTATCTAACTCGTTAGCTTGGTCTTGGTATAGTGTAAAGTCTGGTACAGGAACGATAGACTCATTAGTCAATGTAGCGTACAAAGGTTTAGGACAAGGGAAGAATTCCTCTAATTGTAGAGGGTCTTCACGATGGTCAAGAATCTTGTTCATGGACTTGTTAATCCAATAAACACACTTGGTTTCTCTATCCCATACTTCGTAAATCAACGCACGTTTAGGATTGCTTTCCATCATTTTGGTGCGTGTATCTTCAGGTGAGGCGTCTAGTGGTACTTGCTTCCACAAATCACCAAAGGTTTCTTCAGGGAAACGCTCTTTGAGCATCTTGCGAGTCATGTAAACTCTGCGCCATACTGTATTTACTTCATCCCATGTGCGACCAAATGAATGGCCAAAGTCACGCCAATGAACATAATCAACAGGCGCTTGCTCAATGTCTAGGTATTCAGATACCATATCTGAATCTTCATCTTCTTCAGACACAAATGTATCGTCAGTTTCGATGATAGGCTCGTAGCGAATCCATGCAGTACCACGACCACCCAAGAAACGGTCATATACGCATGATGTCAATGTGCGTTGGAAGTCATCAACGTGAGTAATCTCAAAGTCTAATGCACGTTCCAACAATAAAGCAGCCACACGAGCTACTGGGTCATTGTCTTTAAAGCGACGTGATACGTCTGGGCGAGGCATACGGCTAAAGGTTGCAGCCTTCAATGTTTGTACGTTAGCCCACAAGATGTTGTAGTGAGATTGAGCAGTAGTCGTAGTTCTTTCATCACGATAGCGCTTGAGAATCTTCTCTACACGACCTTCCCACTTCTGAAAGTCTTTCTCGTATTGGCTGAACATATCAAGGTACTTTTGCACCTCGGATGTTACCTGTTTTACCGTAGCCATGAGTTATCCTTAAGCGTAGATGATAGTTGCGCTTAATGTGCCGCCAACAACAGCATAAATGCCTGAAGCAAAAGCCACAGGGATTGTATAGAATGTACCAGCGGTCAATGTGAAAGTATCAATTACCTTTGTTGATGTCGTAGTCGTAGCTGAATCGTACAATGTAACAGTACCGCTTGATGATGCAGAGCAGAAAATACCTAGCATCTTTTTAGGGATAGGTGCTACGTTGCCTGTTGTTGTTAATAGCTTGTATCCACCGACTTGAGTTGCAATGCCTGACATAATTAAATCCTTTTATTAGTTTGTTTAGGCACCGTGGCCCATAGTTCGTTTAGAGTTACTTCGTTATCGCCTACTGTAATACCCTTGATAGGTTTATCTTCTAGCGTTTCTTTGTATTCTTCACGCCAGCATACAGCTAGGTATCTAAACGCATCTGACGCATGTGAAGTCCAGTCATGACGAGGCTTGTCTTTAAACTGCTTCTTGTCATCATCCCACTCACGCTGGTATTGCTTGAGAGCTTCTAGCCCTTCTTCGCAGTTATGCCTATCAATCCAGATGCGAGCAAATGCCATGCGAGCAGCTTGAATACCATCTTGCACAGAAAGATTAGGAGTTATCGCTAAATGCTTCCAGTCTAGATGTTCAGCTAATTGCTCAATGACAGACTTACCACCACTAGCTAGGGTTTTAGCTCTAGCATCGTGAGGTAGATGATGTGTACCGTATTTATAATTCTTTCCTAGAATTACCGCAGCATAATGTTCAATAGATTTGCCACTTGCGCCGTAGTAATCAATAACATGAATCTCACCATGTACGACTTGGTAGAACCAGACAGCAGTATCATCTGAATACCCAAGGTCCCAAGCAGTATGAACAGGCACAAAAGTATCGTATTCGACATGAGTAATCCTTCCATCTTGTTCTGCCTGATAAAGTTCACGACCCCAAATAGCACCAGGGATAGCTGCATCGAAGTCACAATCCATCTCTTGACGCCAAGCATCTTCTGTTAGCTCGGCTCTTAATGAATCAAGCTCACTCTTTGGTAATATGCCAGACTCACTAGCCACTACTTTTAAAGCTAACCAGTCATCAGACTCTGTAGCTCTCTTGTATGTTTCGTAAAATTGGTTTCTGCCTTTAGGCGTACCAATAATAATAGCCTTACCTTGACGATCTGCTAAAGCAGGGCGTATAACATATTGCCATACCGAAGGCTTCCAATCGCCATATTCATCAGCAACAATGTAGTCGAAGAACAGACCACGCAAAGCGTCAGCATTATCAGCACCAAATAGTTGAATACGAGAACCGTTAGCAAAGTCAATTCGCATTTCAGACTCGTTGACTGTGATGCCCTTAATAATCTTGGTGTAATACTTGAAGTAATCCCAAGCAACGCTTTTAGCTTGTTTGTAAAATGGAGCGATGTAGGCTGCTCTGAAATCATGCCTTGTGGTCCTTAATGCTTCTCTGATTAAGTGATTTATACAGGCGACTGTCTTGCCAGCCCTACGGTGAGCTACTACAACACTCCATCTTTTGTCGCCATTGTGTAATGGCATAAACGCACTTCTCGGTCTATACGGAAGTGGTGTCTTGTTCATTTGCATCTAGCCAGCCATATACTTGTGCCAATGTATCGTCATCAGCGCTTACCTCGACTGCTTTTAAGTCAGGCAATACTTTAGCTAGGAGCTTTAACCTTGTTTCTGTCTTGAACTTGGCAACAGCTAACTCATCATTAGCAATAGGCATATCCAATGTGTTATGAATAGCTTGGATGTACTTTTGACCCTCTAATAGCTCTCTTAAAGCCTCTTTACGCTCTGCTCTACGTCTATCGCCATAGGTTACAGATTTCTCTTTAAGATTCAAGTCTTTAGTATTTGTAGGTTCCTGTGCCATATATGTTCATAAGAGTGGTCTTACGCTCCATAAAATTATTTAGTCATTAGCGCTTTAGCTAACTTCTTTGGGTTTTTCTTGACACCTTCATGTGCCATTTTTGCTGCTGTTTCTTGAGGGATGCCTACACGCTTTGCAACTTCAGCAGAGTGGGCGGCAGCCTCAAATAACTTATGCTGCTGCAAATTGTAAGGCATGATAAATTCCTTTTATATATTTTGGTAATAACACTAGCTTGTGTTTAAGATAGTCACAAATAATCGGCAATTAAGCATGATTACGCTATCCCCGAATGATTTAGCTTTCAATTTAGCTTTAGCTTGCTAAATACATCTCTTAATGTAAGACGCTATTGCAATGGGTATTGTTATCCCTTGCTAGTTAGGGTTGCTTATTCTTTATTACACGCTATTACCAAAAAAAAGACCGCCATATAGACGGTCGAAACGGAGATGTTAGAACAAAACCTATAGACGGAATTGTCCTACACGCGCATTATTGCACACTTTTGACTTTTTGTCAAGCACTTTTTGCATTATTTGTCAACTATTTTGATAAGTCTTTGATTCTATTAGCATCTGCTTTTTTAGCTAAAATCATTCTAATCTCATGGTCATCTACCTCACGGATTAGCTTATTCCAGCATGTGCGTAGGCTTAACCAGCTATTATATTGGCGCTCGTATTTCTCTTTCCAATACTTGGCTTCTTTTTCCCAATCAACCATTCTTTTCCTTTAATGCTTGTTCAATAGCACGACTAATATCAAAATGATTTGGAAATTGTGGCAATTTTAACCATATCTCTTTTATCTCATCATCCGTTAATCCTTGCGATTGATGAGTTTTTATCACTTCATTGGCTTTACTATTTGTAGATAGCCAAGCCACAGGTTCTTGCGCTGGTTGTTCTAGTGCTTCTTCACAGGCATTGATTGCACCTTTCACCCATGCAGTTTCATATACTCTGTCGTTATTTAAACAATTTAAAACTTTTAATGCTTTGTGTATTGCTTCGTCTTTTTTATTCATCAATATAATCCTTGTTCTGGTAGTTTCTTGGCTAGTTTACTTAACGCTATGTCATAGTGCATGTCAATCATAATAGGGTTAACCAATGTCTTTTCCCCCATCCATCTTACATAAATAGCTGTTCTCTCAATCGTGCTTAAATCATCTATGCACTTATCCACAGTTTGAGCTGCTTTGTTATCTACTTCGTCTTCCAGGTCATCGAATGAATGTATTGAGCCTGTTAGAAAGCCACTTGATTTAGTCTTGTATCCTAGCTTTAGGTTGTCGTTCTTCATCCAAGTGCGCCATATATCAAGATAATGTAAAACTTGACTACTTTCCATCAATTAACCTTTCTTCCACATATAACCACCAACGATTGAATTAGATTTAACCTGTTTATAGCCTTGCTTCTTATACATTTCATCAATAAATGAATTCATTGCTGGATATTTTTCTTCGCATTTTTTTGAAATCTCTTGTAGCTTTAACATATCCATCACTTGTTCGGCAGAGAAATCCCTAAAAGTATATCCCCTAGCTTTAATGTATTCTTCTTCTTGGTCTTCTAAATAATCAGGAACCGCCATTTTGCATATCCTTTATTTTTTGTTGATAATGCTTCTTAATCTTAATTATCTCATCTATCGTGTATTTCTTGGCTTCATGCTTACCTTCTAGCCATTCAACCTTTTCTATTCCGATTTTGGCCACGAGTTTTCTGCGATATTCGAGAAGGTTTCCTGACAGATGGTTGTTGCAAACTGAACATTGCTTGTGACAATTATACTCGTTGAAACGGAGTTCAGGTGCTGCGCCAACAGTTCTGAAATGCCCAGCGTGATATTGTCCTCCATGATGTCGTGAACAACTAATACAAGGTTCTGCTTCATCTCTCATCCTTATGTATTTATTAAATACTGCTTGAGCTTCTTTAAGATAGTCAGCCCTTGATTTTAGTTTAGCCTTGGCTTCCCTGTGTTCTTTCTTTTCTTTTTTTGCTTTTAACGCATTAGCATGGGCAATAGCGCAAGGAATTCCGCAAACTACTTGAGCAAATAGTCTTTGTTCAAACTGTTTCTTGCATATTTTGCAAATTTTTAATCTTGCAGCCATACGCCTCTCAAAGCACAGTAACGTTCTACTTCATTCATAAATTCTGTCAAAGCCTCTACGTCAAGCTCTGATGTTGCACGAAGCACATAGATAGTTTTACCATCAGGCTTATTAAACTCGTCATAGCCTAGCCATTGGTCCTTGCTCATTACCTTCCACCATGCAGCAGGGTGATACAAACCATCTTTGCCTTTAAGCTGTTCAGACATCAAGTTAAATAGCTTATGCAAGCGCCTATTTTGTTCAGAGCTTCTGCGCTTAATCTGACCACAGGTAGGACACTTATCTGCCACGTTTGCCTCGCACTTGCTTTACTTCTTTTTCAATTCTTGGCTTGGTGTAAGGAATAATCCACGTTCCATCTTGGTCGTAAGTATTGCTCCAATTACCACTTTTAATCTCTGTGCCATCGTTTAATGTGACACGATAGCTGATACCGCCATTACTGCCATCATATAAGCAAAAGGCTTTTGCCCATTCTGTTTTATTGAAGTTCATTGTTTGCTCCTATAAAAGTCCTGCTCATATACATAGCTTGCTTGATTGTAATCATACATCAATTCAGCTACGCCTGGATGCCCTGTTGAGTTAAATCTAACCTTTTGAATATGTACCTGCGTCAACTGTGGATTGTTCATTACGTCACGCCAAATAGCGATACAGTTATCTGCTTTATTAAACCAATGTGCAGAGCCTGATATATCGTAAGGTCTAGGCACAGGATAATTACCATCTGGTCCTTTAGATAGCTTCATAGGATGAGCCACCAAAAATAAATGCGTCTTAAACTCTCTAGCAGCTCTACGCAATTCTGTAAGCACACGAGAGATATATTCAGTTTCACTTAATCCTGCTGGTCTGTAATGGTCCATCTCATTCCAAGGGTCAATCACCAGCGCACGAGGTTGCACAGTAGATTGCTCTAGCCATGGTAAAGCCTCATTGATAATGTGCATAGGCGTAAACTCTGTTTCTTTAGGCTTAATGAAAGCAAAGTGTTGATTCATCTTTTCTATGCCTTCAAAC